CGGGTCGTCAGGTTGGTAAAACTACAACCGTTGTAGCATATATCGTTTGGTATATTTTATTTGAAGAAGATAAATTAATTGCTTTGCTTGCTAACAAGGCTAAAACTTCCCGCGAAATTTTAAATCGTATCAAACTCGCCTACGAATCATTACCGCTATGGCTACAACAGGGCGTTGCTGGTTGGAATAAAGGTGATATTGAATTAGAAAATAAATGCCGTATCTTGGCTGACTCGACGGCGTCGTCTGCAGCTCGCGGCTACTCAATTAACTTCCTATACCTCGACGAATTTGCATTCGTTCCAAATAACGTTGCAGATGAGTTCTTCACCTCAGTTTACCCTACGATTTCTTCTGGTAAATCTTCTAAGGTATTAATTTCCTCAACCCCGAATGGTATGAATCACTTCTACCGTATTTGGAGAGAAGCCGAAGAAAGCGTTAACGGCTTTAAAACTATCGAGGCTAACTGGCGTCAGGTTCCAGGTAGAGATGAAAAGTGGGCGTCTGAACAGAAGCGCGTTCTTGGTGAGCAAAAGTATCTCCAAGAAATGGAATGTACCTTCCTTGGAAGTGCAGGTACGCTTATTGCAGCAAGTGCGTTAAAGAATCTTGTTTTCGGTAGACCCGTTCGCCGCCTATTTGATGGTTTAGAGATTTACGAAGAACCCGTTCCTGAACATTTTTATGTTCAATCTGTAGACTCTTCTAGAGGTGTCGGTTTAGACTATTCCGCTTTTGTTGTTGTAGATGTAACTGCCCAACCATTTAGAGTAGTCGCAAAGTATAAAAGTAACGTAATTTCGCCGTTATTATTCCCTAATGTAATAGTACAAACGGCTAAACATTATAATGAAGCGTACTTACTAGTTGAGAATAATGACATCGGTGCTCAAATTGCCGATGTTATAAATAATGAATTGGAATATGAAAATATGTTTCATGGCGAGGAAGCAAACGGTAAGTTTAACCTTTCACAGTTTGGTAGAACCAAACAACTTGGTATAAAAACTACCAAGAAGGTTAAACGTCAAGGATGCAACACGCTAAAAGATTTGATTGAAAATCAAAAACTTTTTATTCAAGATTTTAATATAATTGAGGAACTTTCCACTTTTGTATTGAAATCAAACGGTTACTATGCTGCCGAAGAAGGTTCGCATGATGACCTTGTGATGTGCTTGGTTTTATTCGCTTGGTTATCCGCTCAGGCTTATTTTAGAGATATGACGAGCTTCGATATTCGAAGAAAGTTATATGAAGAAAAAATGCGCCAGATCGACGATGAACTTCCACCTTTACCGATGGTAAGTTCCTCTTTTGAATTAGATGGTCAAAAGTATTTTAAACATAATGAATTAGTTTGGGAAACTGTTGACGATCCGTATAGCGAATATGGTCAAGATTTTGTACAAAAAATGTTATATTGAAAACTCTATTTTTATAAATAAAAAAGAATACTACCTCCGCGCCTATTTTAGGAGAACACAATGGCAACTCTAGTATCACCTGGCATTCAGATTCAAGAAATCGACTTAACCGCTTCAGCACCATCCACTACGGCAACGAAAGCTGGATTTGCTGGAGAATTTCAATGGGGTCCGATTGAACAAATCACTCCTATCACAAGCGAAACAGCGCTAGTATCAACCTTTGGTAAGCCAAGAAATGATGCTAATGCGGCTGCCAGCTACCTAACAGCAACCAGCTTCCTAGCATACTCAAACGACCTTCTAGTCGTTCGTACAACTAGTTCAACTTCGGTAAATGCTGGAGCCGCAGCAAATACTGTTAACGCAGCTGCTTATACCGCAACATTGGTTAAGAATGATGATTCTTACATTAATGCTGGCGAAACTATTGCAAATACTTCTTTCGCTGCAAGATATGCAGGAAGCATCGGTAACTCTCTAGCAGTTGGTGTTTGCCCATCATCATCAGCATTCTCAACTTGGCAGTTTGCCAGCTACTTCGACGGCGCACCAGGTACTTCACCATACGCTTTAGAGCGCGGCGGCTCGGCTGACGAAATGCATATCGTTGTATACGACGAAAATGGTCTATTCACTGGAACCGCTAATACAATTTTAGAAAGATACCCCTTTGTATCAAAGGCTTCTGACGCTAAGAGCGATGATGGTTCAACAAATTACTTCAAGGATGTAATTACAAGAACATCAAATTATATTTACTACGGTTCTGGTATCGCAAATGGTTCAGTATCAGGAACAACAGATACTACAAACTGGGGTAGCCAAGCCTCTGTAGGCGCATTTGGCGCAGGATCGGCAAATGTTGTCGCATCATTAGCTGGTGGTGTTGATGCGGCACCAGTAAATGGTGATGCAAATGCTGCTTATGCCCTATACATCAGCCCTGAATTCGTTGACATTTCGATGTTAATGGCAGGTATTGCTGCGGTTCCAACTCAAAAGTATATCATCAACAACGTTGTTGGTGTAAGAAAAGATGCTGTAGCACTAGTTTCACCTCCACTAGTAACTACTCAAACTAGCGCTTCTGCAATTGCTACCTGGAGATCTTCAACACTAGGTATTGAATCTTCATATGCAATCGCCGACTCAGGTTGGAAGTATATGTATGACAAGTACAACGACAAGTATCGTTGGGTTCCACTAAATGGTGACATCACAGGTCTTCTAGCCCGTACTGACCAACAGCGCGATCCTTGGTTCTCGCCAGCTGGTTACACACGTGGCGTAATTAAGAACTGCGTGAAGTTGGCATTCAATCCAATCTCAACAGAGCGCGATACGCTCTACAAGCTCGGTGTAAACCCAGTTGTAACATTCCCTGGCGAAGGAACAATCCTTTACGGAGACAAGACATTGCTCTCTAAGCCATCGGCGTGGGATCGTATCAACGTTCGTCGTCTATTCCTAGCTCTTGAGAGAACAATTTCTCGTGCCGCTAAGTCTGCGATGTTTGAGTTCAATGATGACGTTACAAGATCTCAGTTCGTAAATATGGTTGAACCATATCTACGTTATGTACAGGGTCGTCGTGGTGTAACTGACTATCGTGTAATTTGTGATACAACAAATAATACACAAGAAGTGGTTGACCGCAACGAGTTCGTAGGCGACATCTTCATCAAACCGTCCAAGAGCATCAACTTTGTTCGCTTGAACTTCGTTGCTGTAAGAAGTGGCGTTTCGTTTGAAGAAGTTGCTGGCAGCGTTGTCAACAAACTCTAAAATAACCGCAAACAGAATAAACTCTAAGGAGAGTATAAAATGGCATTTAATCTAAACGGCTTTAGAAGCAATCTTAAGTTTGACGGCGCACGTCCTAATCTGTTTGAGGTTTCAATGACGCCACCAGGTTTCGCTGGTGGCCCAGGTTTCTCAGGAAACGTCCTTGAATCAACAAACCCATTCTCGTTCTTGTGCAACGCCGCTCAACTACCAGGATCGACAATTGGTATTGCTCCAACATACTATTTCGGTCGTGAAGTTAAGTTGGCTGGTAATAGAACTTTCGCAGACTGGACAGTTACTATTCTAAACGACGAAGACTTCATTATCCGCAATATGATGGAAAAGTGGATGGACGGTCTCGGCAGCAACGCCGCAAACCTACGTTCACCAAACGCAAGAAACTTGAGCGAATACTCAGCATTTGCTGACGTCAAGCAATATGGTAAAATTTCAACAGGCAGAGACACTGGCACAGTTGTTAAGTCTTATCGCCTAGCTGGAATGTTCCCGATTGACGTTTCGCCAATTGACCTTGCTTGGAGTTCAAACGATCAGCTTGAAGAGTTCCAGGTAACGTTCGCAATCCAGCACTGGGAATCAGCAACCAGTATTGCGAGCTAAATAGTTTTTGAACTGATATGGGGGAAGGAATTTGCCTTCCCCCTTCTTTGATATGAGGAAAACATGGCCAAACTATTTGGATTTAAAATCATCCGAGATAAGGACGATGCTCAACAGCAGCTTCCTTCGGTCGTCACGCCGCAAACAGAAGACGGCGCGATTAATATTCAATCAGGTTCTCACTACGGCATCTATGTAGACCTAGATGGAACGTACAGAACTGAAGTAGATCTTATCACCAAATATCGTACGATGGCAATGCAGCCTGAAATAGAGTCTGCAATCGAAGACATCATCAATGAAGCAATCGTACACGATACTCGCGGTGAAACTGTTAAAATGGTCATGGATGAACTTGACCAATCGGATTCAATTAAAAAACTAATCCGCAACGAATTCAAAGAAGTAATGCGTTTACTAGACTTTGGTAACTTTGGTAACGACATTTTTAGAAGATGGTATGTTGATGGTCGCTTATACTATAACGTAGTAATTGATAATGATAATCCAAGAGCTGGTATTATGCAGCTCATTTATATTGACCCAAGACGTATCCGCAAGATTCGTAACATTCAAAAGAAAAAGCAAAATAACGTTGAAGTTGTAGATAAAATTGATACGTTTTATCTTTACAATGAAAAGGTTGTAAATAATAATGTGCAGTCACCGCAGATTTTAGGCAGCTATGCTGGCGGTACTCGCCTAACCGAAGACTCAGTTATTCATTTGACTTCAGGTTTATTTGACCCAGCAAAGTCAACGGTACTATCTTATATTCATAAGGCTATCCGTCCTATGAATCAGTTGCGCTTCGTTGAAGACGCAACCGTTATCTATCGCGTATCTCGCGCTCCAGAACGTCGCGTATTCTACGTTGACGTTGGAAATATGCCAAGACTGAAAGCGGAACAGTATCTAAAGGATACAATGACGAAGTTCCGTAACAAGTTAACGTATGACTCAGTTACTGGCGAAATCCGCGATGACCGTCGTCAGCTTTCAATGCTTGAAGACTTCTGGATGCCTCGTCGTGGTGAAGGTAAATCTACTGAAATTACTACGCTTCCTGCTGGTCAAAACCTTGGTCAGATGGACGACGTAAAGTACTTTGAACAAAAACTTTATAAGGCACTTAACGTTCCTGTATCAAGACTAGACCAAGCAACAGGCTTTAGCCTTGGTCGCTCAAACGAAATTACACGAGACGAATTAAAGTTCGACAAGTTTATTGATAAGTTGCGCGCTCGTTTTTCAATTTTATTTGATGAGTTGATGGCAAGACAACTCGCATTAAAGGGTATTTGCACTCTTGATGAGTGGCAGCAATTTAAGCAGTACATACATTATGACTTCATCAAAGATAATAACTTTGTAGAACTTAAAGAAGCAGAACTAATTCAAAATAGAGTTAATACTCTAAATGCTATTCAGCCATACATTGGACAGTTTTATTCTAAGAAGTGGGTACAGAAAAATATCCTTATGATGGATGATGAAGAAATTGAAACTATTGCTGAAGAAATGGAAGTTGAAGCGCAGGAAGATGCTGAGAAAGCAGCTCAGATGCCAGTTCAAGGTCCTCCTGAAGATTCAGAAGATAATCAACAACAAAACAGTCAACCTGCTAAAACTAAAGAGCCAGTTGATATAAATAAAAAAGTCGCCCAACTAATGAAAGGTAACGCACAATGACAAAGTTTACAGACTACGCACTAGACAAGAACGCAGTAGAATTTAAGAAAGAGTTTGAAAGAGTTGTTTCCGATAAAGTGAATGACGCACTTGATGCTCTAAGAGTTCACGTTGCATCAACAATGTTCACTGCTCCAGATATTGCCGAAGCAGCAAGAAAGAAAAATGAACCTCATTTTGAATATCGCACAGGAACTAAATCTGATATCGCAGCAAGCGATAAGCGTAAAAAAGTAAAGGTTACTTCTGCTGAACTTGAAGCTCGCGCTAGAGCAAGAAGAGGCGAGAAGGATGATATGAAAGAAGAAGTTAACTCGCCTGAAGATGATGCAAAAATGCTAAAGAGTGTTCACAAAGACCATAATTTTTATGTAAAAAATGGAAATGTTCATCACACTTATGCACCTACCAGTTATGTAAATAAACTTCGTAAGGCTTTGCATACTCATGATGACAAGGGCGTAAAACTATATTCAACTATGCTAGTATAATTAATTTTAAATGAAATACTTTAAGGAAATTAGAGGAACGCTGAAAGAGGCTGAGCACGGTAAGCTGCCAGACCCTCCACCCATCGTTACGCTACGTCGCGTAGGAATTCGCAACTTTCCAACAGGCGAAAGAATTGCGTTGTATCGTAATGATAAACTTGGCCTTGACGTAAGCGTTCCTTATTTACCTGGAAAGTTTGGAAAGACACAAGTTGCTATGGGTTCGTTAAAAGAAGAAATTAAATTTAATTTAAACGAAACTATTATTAAAAAATTAATTCGTATAGCGGCTAAAAGTCAACCCGATGATGTTACATTAGGTAATGGTATAAAATTTCAAGTACAGCCTAATGTTGCTAAGAAATTAATTGATTTGACAAAGAAAGTAAATTTTACAAACAGGGTTAACCTCTCAAGATTTATGAGCGGCAATCCTAACGATTTAAAAAAGATTGTTGATTTTACAACAAATAATCCAGTATAGGGTATAAAAAATGGCTGCAAATTCACCAGAAGTACAAACGATTTATGATAGTGCGACACAAACTGTTGTTAAGGTGAACGGTTACTGCGATGCTGCAGTTTCAACTAATACTACAATTGTTGT